CTGTGGGCGATACGGTGGTTGGCGTTGCCGGCCTGACCGCTGGTGCGTTGGGCGCGGCTGACGCTTCGTTCGAGGGCACAATTACGGTGCTGAACCAGATTCAGCAGTCGAGCGCCAGCAATCTAAGTGCCAACGATTACCTGGTGGTTTTGGCTAGTTTGGCATAGGTGGATTATGGCACTCTACCGAGTACGACCGGGTTTTGAGCATGGCACGCGTGGCTGCTACAAAGCCGGGGACATCGTTGAACACACACCGGAAGAGGCGGCAGGTTTTGCCGACAAGTTGGAGTTGGTTGAAGTTGAGCCAGCGCCAGTTGTCGAGCAACCGCCCGCGCCGCCTGCGGAAGTAGCGCCGGTTGTCGAGCAACCATTCGATGTGACCGGCTCCACAGTTGCGGCTGTTCTGGCCGCGGTGGAGGCTGGCGAAATCACAGCGACTGATGCGCTGGTGATTGAGACGGCCAGTCGCAATCGGGCAACGCTTATCAAGGCTTTGCAGGAGTTGATCAGTGGCGCTGACAGCGAGTGATTTGATTTATCCAAACGGCGATTTACTGCCTTCCATGTTCCCCGATGGTGACATTAACACCGCCGTCGGGGTGTGGTTGGCAGATGCCGTTGGCAAGACCGCCAGCGAATCAGCACAGCGCCACTGGGTATATCATCGCGCCTACACGGTGATTGCCAACCGCATCGCGTCCACGCCGTCAAACGAAAGTTCTTTCGATAATCACACCGTCGCATGGTCTGATAATCGTGTGTCAGCTTTTGAAGAGAAGGCGACAAAGCATCTAGCCGAGTATGGCCGCATCAGCGGTGATGACACCATGAGCAGCACACGACCGGCAAGCCTGAGGGTGTATTGATGGAATCACTTTGGAATGCACTTGACGATTATCTGGCGACGCAGTTGCTTGCGGCGCTGGGTAGCGCTGGCAGCTACGCAACGCTGAGGATTACACAGGTTGACAAGTTGGCCCAGGTTGACGTGCAGGACTGGACAAAGAGTTACGCAGCGCCTTTTCAGATTGTAATGTCGTTTCAGTCGCGTGCCGTGGCCGCGGGGCATGATGGCAGCAGCACGATAAAGCGTGATGTTGAATATTCGGTTGTTGTGATCAGCGTCTGCGAAGGCACGCCAGCAGACGCCACCAGGGATGCCAAGATTTTAGTGCATCGCACCGAGAAGCTGCTGGCGACACTCAACTTTGCCGGGGTTACGGCGACCGATGGATCGCTGTTGCGGGGGCGTCCACGAGGTAATAACAGTATGTTTGCCAGCGTTGTCGAGCTATTCCCGCACCCTAGTCAGAATCGGGCAAACCTGCGGTATGGCGTTGGCACAACAGCATTTTCTATAACGGGGTTGACAGTATGACCAGACAGCAAGCTTTGGATTATATCACTACCACGCATGGCGAGGCATTGCAGGATGCGGGCGTTGAATTGACCGATACGCCCGAAAACCTGTTCTATATCCTCTATGACGTGATGATTTATGAGAGTGCCGGGAATACCAGACAAGAGGAAGTAGCAGACGCCAAAGTCGCTCAGTTGATTGCCGATAAAACGGCGGGGAGTTAACTAAATGTCGGCATCATCGGAAGCCAATAGCTTAGGTTCGTTTTTTGCCATCGGCGTGCAGGGCGCTAAAGGCACGGCGGCTACAACGCTGTATCGGTTGATTGCCACCGAGAGCAGCCTTGCACCGGAATTTGAATACCGTGACACGCGGCTAGAACATCCTAGCGCCGGCGGGACAACCTCGTGGGCGCGGGCGAACGCTGACCAGGTAACAGGCTACATCGGGCGTGCAACGGTCACGTTCCCATTGCGGCCAAAAGGGATCGTGCCGGTATTGCAGGCCACTGGCTACCAAGTGGCGACCGCGGGGAGCGCCACGCTAGGCTACACGCACACGTTGACGCAGGGAACGGACACGGCGCACAAATGGGTAACGGCCATGTGGGAAGTCGAGGACAGCGACGGCGCCTATTACGTCCGTGCTGTTGATGGCCGCTGTACATCGTTGTCCATCAGCGTTAGCACTGACGAAATCATGTGTACCGCTGAGTTTGGCTTTTTGACATTGGCGGCATTTTCTGGCACGCAACCAACGTATGTGACCGAACAAGCTGACGAGATCGTGCCCTGGATTGGCGCACGTACTGATATTGACATCGGCGGCTATACCGTAATCGAAGTCATTCGCGCCGCCGAATTCACATTCACCAACGCGTTACGCGAGGATGACAAGGCGCTTTGGTCACAAGCCCGTGTCAATATGCAACGCCAGTCGATTGACATTCAGGCGTCATTCAGCGAAATCAACGCCAGTGATTCCATTTACGAATCATTGTATTACGGCGCTGACGCGGGGACGACCGTGGCGACGGGGCCGGTACGGGGCAATATCGACGTTGAATGGCGTAGCGCTGACAACATCAGTGGCACATCTCCATTGATCCCGTTTGAGTTTCAATTCGTTGCACCGTCTGTGCAGTGGCAGCCGGGGGACGCACCGAGCGCCAGCGGTGACGATCTGATCACCATGAGCGCCAACGGGTACATCCTGGGTGATGTGGCGACGCCATCCACCATTAAAGTTATCAACAATGTGGCGACCTACTAATTATGAATCTCAATAACTGGCAACGCACTGAGCCGGTAAGTCTGTTCGTCTCCGATGGCGAGATGGAGCAGGAATACCGGCTGACCTTTGGCACTTGCAGCAATTTCGACATTGGCCTATTCAACCGTCGCCGCGGGCGTGTGTTTGAGTCCATGCGCGCCACCTATGGCGACGACTGGATCAGGAATGATGAAGCCATTGTCATGCAGGGAGTGATGATTGCTCACGCAATGGTGATGGCGGCGCTCAAGCGGGTGGAAGTCAAGGATGGCGACACCTGGACGGAAACCAAACTGCCCGACGCCTGGTATGATGCCGAACGCTTTGCGCGTGAGGCTCCTGCCGGCATGATGGACGTGTTGACCGATGCTGTAATCGACGCTGGCAATCCTGCACGCCTATTCTCGTTTATCCCCAGCGGAGACGAGGAAAAAAAAGTGCTGCGGCTGACCGTGCAGCCGTCAAAGAACTAGCGAAGGCTATTGTCGCGGCGGAAGCGGCGGCGAAGGAAGATAAGCCGAAGCGACCGCCCACGCCGGCAGAGTTACGGGCGAAGGCAAAAGAGGGAGAGTTTGACGGGCTATGCGATCCAGACTTTATCGAAACCGTTTATGTGCCCTGGTATGTTCTCGGCGGCGAGCAGCGAGGATTCTCGTACACTGAAATCGTGTCTATGCCACCCGCGCACAGGCACGATTTTCTATATGTCAATCGGGTAATCGGTGACGAGCGAGACAAGGCGAAGAAGGCCAAACCGGTAAAACCGAAGGGGCGACGGTAGACATGTTCACGCTAACCACAAACGCAAAATTTGACGAGCTTGAACGCCTGATCGGCAAAATCGCCCGTCCCGGCGCTGGCGAAACACGGAAAATCGCCGATGGTATCCGGCAAGAGTTTCAAAGAAATTTTAGCGGCCAGGGCAGTGGTTTTGGCCGCTGGGCAGGGTTGGCGCAATCGACTGTTACCCAACGGCGGCAATTGGGATACAGTGGTGAAAGGCCCATTCTCGTTCGCTCTGGCGGCTATCGTTCATCCTTCGTTCAGCGCGGCGGCGACAACCACGAAAGCATCCAGACGACCGGCTTTGGGCTGATCATCGACGTTGGCAGCAATGACCGACGCGCCGTCTTTCACGAACGGGGTACGCGGAACATGCCGCAACGCAGCGTGACAATGCTGACTGATGATGGCGAGAACCGATTGGCGCGCATGGTTGACTTCGTAATTGAGCAAATCGAACGCCGGGAATGGCGGTAACTATTTCCTAGTTAGCGGATTAGGGCGCGGCACCGGTGGCTCTGTTGGCTCAACTTTGGCGATGATGGCTTTTGGCGCATCGCTGGTACGTTCGGCGGCAATGGCTTCAAGCAGTTCAGTTTGGCGCTTGAGCAATTCAACGATTTCGCCAATGCGAAAATACCAGAGAACTATTTCACGCAGGACGACAAAGGCGAATCCGGCCAAAAGTAGTACGACGCCTGCAATAATCAGGCCACTAGATGAATCCATGATGGTTCCCTTTCGTTTTTATTGATTGCACTAATTTTAGTTTGCCACCCCATTAGTTTTTTGTCAACTGAGATCAACTATGCCTAGCAGAGAGCTAATATATCGCGTTTCAGTTCAGACGAGTGACGCCAAGCGTCAAGCGCAAAACATGCGGTCTGTGTTCGAGGCTGAATTACGCCAAATCAATGTTGGCAAACTCGACACCTCTGGGCTAAAGGCCGCGCAGGCGCAAGCCAAGTTGTTTGCCGCTGAAATGGAACGCGCCGTCAAGGCTGGCGATCTGGGACAACTCGATACCTCCGGCATTCAGCGGGCGGTTAGCGAAGCGCAAGCGTTGCGCACGGCATTTGAGCAGGCGGGCAACGCCGCGGCAAACGTTCGGCCACCAT